CCCCAGCAAGGCCAAGGCAGACATCACAGCCCAGGTGCTGGGCGCTGAGTTCAGCGGAGATGCCTATCCCTACCTGATCGAGGGTGAGCCCGTCATGCCTTATGTGCTCTTCCACGCGGAGGGCGGCGGCTCTGCGCTGTGGGATCCGTACACCGGCAAGGAGCAGATCGAAAGCACGCTCACCGTGTCAACGCTGTGGACGCTCTGGAATTATTGCGTGAGAGATGCGAGCAGTCCGATCCGTGGGCTGGTCAATGGAGAGGTCCGGGGAGTCTCAACGAAGGGCAGCAACGCGGGCACACGGCGCGAGGTGGTGCACGATCCAACCACAATGGTTATGATCGACCAGACAGGTCCCGGCCCAGTCCAAGCCATGCAGTGGGCGGCGGGCTGTGATCCTGAGCGCCTGCAATTGGCGATCGACGCTTACGAGCAACGCGCGCTGATCAGCAGCGGCATCAGCCCGGCAGACATCCAGCAGAGCGGGGCGGCGCAGAGCGGCTATGCGATCAGCCTCAAGCGGTCATTCATCCGCGAGCGACAAGCGGCCATGGTGCCTCAGATGGAGGCCGGAGATCGGCGCGTGCTGGCTCTGGCTGCGAGTCTATGCAACGCCACCGAGGGCACCGCGTACCCGGAGAGCGGCTACAATCTGCGCTATCAGCAGATCCCGCTTGGCGCAGACGAGCGCAAGGCCCGCCGCGAGGCAGCCGCAGCAGGGATCGCAATGGGTACTCAGAGCGTGGTTGATCTCGTTATGGCAGAGCAGCCCGGCCTGACTCGCGATGAGGCGATCTCGCACCTTGAGCGAGTGCGCCAGGAACGCGCGCTCTTCCCAGCAACAGCAGGAGGTGAATGATGAGCGACGGTATGATCCCAGAAGAGCGACTCAAGGCAGAGGTCGAGAAGCGCAAGGCCGCAGAGGCGCAGCGCAAGGCGCTCACCGAGCAACTCTCTGAGGTGCAGTCACAGATCAAGACCTTGACCAAAGAGCGCGACCAGTTCGCGGCCCAGGTCGAAGGCATCGGGGATCTACGCTCTGAGCTTGAGACGGCCCGCGCCGATCTTGCCAGCGGCACCGCCACCAGCACCGCACACATCAGCATGCTAGAGGCAGGCGTAACCAAGGGCAGCGTGCGAGACTTCGCACTGTTCCAGCATCAGCAGCACGTCAAGGCCGAGGGAGACAAGGCAAAGCCCTGGGGCGATTGGTGGGAGGCTAACCGCGAGGGCATGATCGCAGACCTTGCGCCACAGCCCACAGCAGAGCCGACAGCGGAGGCAGCGCCAGAAGCGGCACGCCCGGCCCAGCCCACAACCAACAACGGCGCACAGCCCAGCCCAGCACCCGCACAGACCTACACGCCGGGCATGTATGCGACGATGAGCCCGGCAGACTGGACCGCGAACAAGGATCAGATCCTGGCTTCGCTGAAGGGCGGTAGCTTCTAGGTTGACAGCAGCGCCGCGGGGTGCTTAGCATTGAAACGCTGACTCTGGCCGCCGCCGGGCACAATCGGGCGATAAGGGAGCCAGCACCAGGGGCCATGCCGCCGCCGGGCAGTCGGGCGCAAAGGGCCGATCGAATAACCAAGGGCGCGTTGCGCTCAAGACAAAGGACTGCTCACCATGGCCAATGAAATCACACTAACCGGATCGGGCGCGTCAACTCGTGCCGCAGAGGTATATAACCGGCTCATCCATGAGCTACTCATGGACCCCACGGATCTGCGCGGAGTCGTGCGGAACCTGGGAGACATCGGCGGCAGCGGATCCGCTGTGCTCACCACGGGCACCGTTGACTATGATCTCGCAATGGCCGCCGCCAACACCGATGAGGTGACCGCTGCAGACAATACTGCGGTGACAGTGGGCGCAGTCTCGCTGACGGTCGCACACCAGATCATTAGCTTCGGCATGTCGGATCTGCACAGCGTCACCGGGGCACCCGGTATGCTCGATCTGCAGGCACTCGCCAGCAAGGCGGCTCAAGCATACGGGCTGCGCTTCACCGATCTGACCATGGCAGCGGCTGACACCATCACCGCGAACGTCGGAACCTCCGGCGCAGATATGACCGTGGATGACTGGTTCAGCGCAACGGCTACCCTTCAACAGGCTGTCGTCCCGGGTCCGTACACCGCGATCCTGGCACCCGTGCAGGTGACGGACTTGCAGGCCAGCCTCCGCAGCGAGGGCGGCGCGATCCAGTTCCTGCCAGCCACTGCCGCACAATTGAGCCTGAAGGGGCCAGGGTTTCAGGGCTCCTTCATGGGCGTTGACATCTGGCAGAGCGATTCCGTTTCGACCAGTGGCGGGAACCGCGTGGGCGCGATGTTTGGCGACGGCTGCCTTGGATACGTCGAAGCCAGCGCACGGGGCAACATGCCCGGAGCGATCAGCGCAGGTGCTCCCGGATCGCCGGTCTATGCGGAGTTCGTCCGCGCAGGCGACCCCGGAATAAGTCGCGTTGTGGCTCACGCCTTCGTGGCTGTGGGTCTGCTCGAAACGGCCCGAGGTGTGAACATCACCACGGACGCCTAACAACCCGGTGAGCGGGTGGCCGGATCGTCCTTCGTCCGGCTGCCCGCGAACCACCACAGAAGGACGGGTAATCTATGTCAGCAATCATAGGCCAGCGGGTCACAGAGACGAACGCGCTTGAATCGGAGAAGCTGCCGCGCTCAGTGCGTGCCCGCCCTCGCTTCTGGTACATCGTGCATCCGCACTGCTGGGCCTTTGACGGTGGCGAGTGGCTGCCGACTCCAAGCAAGATGAGCTTGGATCCTGGCTGCAACGGAGTATCCGATGGCGGCGGTACTGATCTTGCCGTGGCTCAACTCAACCGCAACGGCTGGCAGATCGTGCGGCCAAACGATCCCCGCCTGGGCGATTGGCAGTGGTACGTGCAGGAGGTGCCCAAGCAGGGACGTGGGCGCGTCTATACAAGCGTCTTTGATGAGGCGTCTGTTGTGGGCTCTCGCGTCTTCTGGGATCACGACGACGAGGGCTGGCGCGACTTCCGGCGGCATCTTGTGGCCTCTGGGATCTGCGAGCCTGTCACGCGGCAGGTCTTCGACCTTGAGGTAGACAAGCAGCGCGGCGCAGTGGATCGGCTGGAGGGCCGGGCGGCTTCCATGCCTCACAATCAGGTAGTAACTTCCCGGCTCGTCAGAGAGCGCGAGCGGCTCGACTCCATGCTATCAGCCCGGCCCGCACATCTGGACGAGGCCAAGCCCAAGCGCAGCAGGCGGCGCAAGGTCAAGGCCACGCGCGTGCAGGAAGAGGCGAGCCCGTGAGCGGGGAGCACCCCAAGGGGCGCGAGGCTGTGGATAACCTCACGCGCCGCGCGGTGGAGCACGGAGCGGATCCACGCTGGGCGGCGAAGAAGGCCCGCAAGGCGATCCGAGAGATTTACCACGGAGAGAAGTCTGAGAGGCCGCGAGGCCACCAACGAGACAAATAAAACCCGGCCCCGCGAGGGGCCTCCATAGGAGCGGGTACAATGGCCAAAGGAACGAAGCACATCAATCACGGCGTGCAGGTGAACGACTCATCAGAGGTCTTCATCTCCCTGCAAAGCGCAGCGCCGACCGATGCCGACATTGCCAACAACGAGATCGTCCTCTATCTGGACGAGGGCGCTAACAAGTTAATGGTGCGCCTGAAGTACAGCGACGGCACCGCCAAAGACGGCGAACTGGCCCTCACCTAATCCACCACCCAGGAGGGTTAGATCATGGCACTACAGAACGGCGACACGCTCAGCTTCACGGCCCAAGCCGCAAGCGAAAGCACAGCCACCGCAGTCACGGAAGGCGGCGGCGACGTGATCCCGAGCGGCAGGATACTGGGCGTGCGAGCCACGCTCACGGACAACACCGCAGGAGCTGGCGACAACGTAACGGTGAAGGTCTACAAGGACGACGAGACAAGCGTCGCAAGCGGCGGCGAAGAGTTGTACTCGGTCGAGTTCGCCTATAACTCAGACGAGGAGACGCTAAGCGACATGCTCGCCAGCCCGATCCCCTTCTTTGAGCAACCCTTCCTCACGGTCACACCGGGGCAGGCTGGCACCGACATCGACGTGACGCTCTACCTCGACAACGGCAGGTGACATGGGCGCGGTCTACCGCAAGCACCCGAAGCAAGCGCACCCGGTGCCGAGCCTATCGGTGCGGACCCACCACCCTGCGCCGGGCTTCGACCCTCGCGGACTGTCTATAGACTGCCTGCTGTGGTGCCGAGCCGATGCCGGAGTCGAGGAGAACGGATCGGGCGTGTCGGGCTGGGAGGACATGAGCGGCAACAGCAACGACCTCGCCCAGGCCACCGCCAGCGCGCAGCCAGCACTGGAGGTCGGCGGCCTGGGTGGTCGTCCTGAGCTTACCTTTGACGGGTCGAACGACGTGCTGACCGGGCCCAGCCTATACGGCATGCTGAGCGCTGATGACGAGTGGACTATTGCCCTGATCGTGCGTGACTGGACTTGGGGCACTGCGATAAATGCTACCTGGGGAACCGCCTACGCTCGCGGAGCGCTGAGCGCGCCGTCTGGCGGAGGCAGCTACCTCGATCTTGCGGCGGGCGACTCCTCCGACGGGCTGTGCTCTGGCTATTACGACGGCACCACCCCCGCTGAGGTCGGCTTCCCTCCCGCCGCCGGATCACAGGGCGCGGCTTCAGTCTGGGTCACGGTCTGCGATGGAGCCAACCTCACGTGCCGGATCAACGGATCGGCGGGCGCGACAGACACGGACGGCGGCGGCCTGCACTCCAACGCCACAACGCTGGGGGTGGGCAGGGGCTCGTCAAGCGGTGGATTCTGGGACGGCGCGATCTCGGAGGTGCTGATCTTCGACGGTGTGCTGAGCGCGGAAGAGTTGGGCATCCTTGAAGACTATATGCTCGATCGATACGAGGTGAGCCCGTGAGTCGCTGGCTGGTGCTGGAGACTGCTGCTGCGGCTCAGCTACGCGCCGCTGAGTTGTCGGCTGCGACGGGCTACCCGCGCCCGGCGACATCCACGGATCGCGCGGTGTTGCCTGTCAGCCACTCTGACGGGCGCGGCGCGCTTGGTGTCGGTGGGTCTGTCTGGTCGTGGGTCGCACGCGCTGATGTTGAGATCGCCGCGCTGTTGACAGAGGCCGAGCGGGACAGCCTGCACACCGATCAAGAGATGACGGATGCGGGCTGGTTCCCACAAGAGGATCCGATCTGATGCCACAAGAGACCCTATACGCGCACAAGCACGGGCTTCCTGACTTCCTTGTTAGAGAGCGCGACAACCTGATCGAGTGTCCGGTATACGCGGCAGGCACGCTCACCGCGCCAGCCTCCGGCACGGTCACGATCTACGAGGGCGGCACGGTGCTGGTAGATGCGGCAGCAGTGACCGTCACCGCCAGCACCGCCACCTATAACGTCACGGCGGCAACACTGCCAAGCACGCTGAGCCTAAGCGATGAGTGGCTGATCGTCTGGTCGCTCGTGCTGGCTGGCAGCACCCACATCTTCCAGAGACCTGCGGCCTTGGTGCGGCGAGAGCTTCACCCTGTAGTCACGCCCGACGACTTGACGGCGCTGCACCAAGACGCATCGTCCCTGCTGGCTGCCGGGCAGACCCTGGCGGACTTCCTCGATCAGGCGTGGGACATGGTGCAGCGTCGGCTCTTGGCTGTGGGTCGCCGCCCCTATCTCATCCTGTCGGACTTCGCGCTCTTCGATTGCCACCGGCACCTTGCCGCCTATCTGCTGTTCAATGATGCAGCATCAAGCGTGGGCGATGGTCGCTGGTCCGAGATGTCTGAGCACCACCTAGACAGATACGAGCAGGAGTGGGCACGGCTGAGCCTGACGTATGACACGGATGAGGACGGGCTTGTCGAGGCTGACGAGCAGGGCACAGCGGGCACCACTGCTGTTTTCTTTGGAGGTCCGGGCCGAGGGTTCTACTAATGGCGATCGGGGCCTTAGATCGCAGCGCACTGCGCGCACACCTGAGCACCTTACTAGGTGCAGCCTCTGGCGTGGCTGAGTCTGCCTTTATCGATCTTGAGGCCGGGCCGCAGGGACGCGCTCATCAGTACTGGTCGATCGCAGCTATAAGCAGCAGAGACGCGGGCCACCGTGCGCGGGTGGGCGTTGTGATCGGCAAGCGCTACAGCGTACAGGCGCGCGTTGCATACCGAGTCAACCCCAAGGATCGCGAGACATCCAGAGACGCAGCCTTGGACAATCTGGACGCACTGGAACGGGCGATCCGCAACAGCAGCAACGCCGCCCGCGCCAACCTTGAGATCGTGGACTGGACGGACAAAGAGCGGCAGAGCGGATCGCGTGAGTGGCTCGTCTGGGACATCGACATTGGGATCCATTCAGCCTTTGATCTGGCGGGCTCCTGATGGGCGGCGAAGTCAAGGTACTGGATCGAGACCTGCAAGACATGCTTGCCGATCTTGAGATCACGCCACCTCGGGCGAAGGAACTAGCCAACGCCCTGGCCCGCAGTGAGGCCCGCTATGATCTCTGGGTGCGCGCGTCGGACTTCGGCTCGGTGGTCAAGCGTCGCAGGATCAAGCCCACGCTGTCCGCACTGAACCCGGAAACTGCGGGACCCTTGCCGGTCAAGTCTGGGCGCTTCGCTGCTGGCTGGAACTGGAAGATCCACGGGCTCAACGCCACCGTCTCCAGTCA